CCCTGACCAGGGGTTGTCAGGGTGACTAACTACCGTCCTGCGGACGCCTTCATGAGCGCGGCCACGTCCATCCCGTCGAACTCGTCGGGCTTGGGGGTGACTCCCGCTCCGGTCGCCCCCTGCGGCGCTGCGGCCTTGGGGGCGTAGTCGTTGGCGAGGGCGGCGACTAGCGCCTGCGCGTCCTCGCGCATGGATTCCTCGTCATCTCCCTGGATGCGGCCAGCAAGCGCGGCGGGCACATTCAGCTCGGAGACGATCTTGTTGCGGAGCAGTTCGCGGTCGCGCTCGGCGAGCTGCCGCTGCAACTCGGCCACTTGCGAGGCGACTTGCTCCACCTCGGACTTGCTGCCTGCGGCAAGCTCGTCGAGCTTCGCCTGCGCGGCTTTGGCGGCGGCTTCGTTCTTGCGCGATAGCCGCTTCCATTTGTCCAGCTCGGCTGCGAGGTCACCACCCGTTGCGGGGGCCTCCTGCGGCGCCTGCTGCTCCTGCCCGTCCTGCTGTTCCTCGTCCACTGTGCTCCCATTGCGGGTTGAGGGGCACCCCTTGCGGGTGTTCCCGGTTAGAACTTGGGCCAGGGCGGCTCATCGCCGTCGTAGACGGTGATGCGGCCCTGGAAGTCATCCAGCGAGTAGCGGTACTTGCCGATGTAGAACTGGCGAGGCTCCCCCTTCCGGGGGCCTCGCTCGTAGGTGGTGAGCAGCCGGTCGTAGTCGGCCCGGCTGATCGCCATGCCGTCGCGCACGGTGCCGGAGGCGACCGCGTAGCAGCGGCAGTTCGGGTGGTAGCGGATGCTTCCGCCGTCCCTGTAGAGCGCGACTCGCGCAGACTCGTAGACAGCCCCGCGCGAAGCGAGGGTGAGGCAGAAGGCGCACGCCCCCGGCGAGGGGACGCGGCGGTAGCGGATCGACGGCAGGCGCCGCCAGTCCGGCTCCCAGGTGCGGGCCGGGTACGGATCGTCGGACAGCTCGGGCGTCGGGTCACCCTCGTCGAGGACGGCCTCGGCGTCTGCGAAGTCCAGCGGCGTCGGCGTGTAGTCGAACTGCGGCGACCTCGGGCGGATCGGCGACGGGTACTGCCTGCGGAGCACCGGGGCGGGCTTCGCCGCCGGCGGTGCCTCGACCGGCCTGACCGGGGTGGCGATCTCTTCGAGCCAGGGCCGCAGCGCCGGCGAGTCCAGCGCAGCCGCCGGCGACTGCTTGGCCGTCTCGATGGCGGCTGCGCGCCGCACCGTCGTCTCACGGATGTCGCGGTGCGTTGCCGTGCCGATCACCGCCGAGGTGCGGCCCAGCGAGGTGCGGACAGCGGCCTCGGGCGCCACGCCCGAGCCGATGAGCGCCTTCACCCCGTACGGGGCGCGGCGCTGGTACTCGGCAAACGACATCCCCGACGGGAGCAGGCCCACCGTCGCCGAGCGCGACGCCCGCCAGTCGAACACAAGGTTCGCGCCCGAGAGCAGCAACTTCAGCCGCCAGTAGTCGTCGAGCACCGTCAGCGTGCGTGCGCGCATGATCCAGTACGTCCATACCAGCAGCGGCCAGATGCGGGCCATCGAGCGGTCGATGTCCTCAACGTCCACCATCTCGTACAGCGCGACCGCTCGGGCGAGCCCCCAGCCCCGGTTGGCGTCGGCCCACCGGGCGAGGGCGAGGTCAGCCTCCTGCGCCCGGCTCGTCATATGGTGCCTGCGGGCCAGACACGCCGAACGCGGCGGCCTGCATCGCAGCGCCCGTGCGCTGCTCCGCCTGAATCTCGCCCAGGATGCGGTCGATCTCGGTCTTGGAGTGGCCCATGCTCTCAAGGACGAAGCGCATCGGCAGGCCCATCGAGCGGAGCTTCACGGCGGAGTCGGTGCGCTGCGCCAGTGAGCGCAGCTCAAGGTCTTGCCAGACGGTCTCGGCGTCGTTGGGGACGGGGTAGCCGATCATCTTGCCACCGATCCGCATGGCCCGCTCGTGCGACTCGCCGAGGATGGACTGCTTCTCGGCGATCTTCGAGGTGAACGCCGCCTCAAGGGCGACGAGGGCCTCGCCGGACACATTGGAGATCGAAGCTTGGGGCAGGAACGTCGGAGGTGTGCGCGTCACCATAGCCGCATCGGAGATATCGGCGGAGACGGCCTGGATCAGCGGCTCGATACTCGTGGCCGAGAACTCTCCGAACTTCCCGTCGGGGTTCTCGTTGATCCAGAGCGTGTCGCTGCCGGTTTCCAGCGGGGCGACGGCGTTGCCCGCGTCATCGCGCTCCACGTCGATACCGACCGCCCACCGCTGCTTCCACGTCGCGGATCGCTGTTGCAGCAGTCGGTCGAAGATCGCCTGGTTGATCCGCGCCTGGATCGGGAGCACCTGCTTCACCTCGCTACTGGTGCGACCCAGGGAGTCGAGGTTGTTCGGGTACCGGACGATGGGGCACTCGCCGCCGTTGTGGCGGATCGCGCCGGCGGCCTCCCAGCGCATCGTCGGGCGGGTGCGCTCGAACTCGTGGATTTCAGCATCCGTGTAGAGCCAACCCCGGTCGCCGACCACCTTGGCGGCGCGCGCCACACGGGTCGGGTCGTACGGGTCGAGTTCGACCGACAGCGACAGGGGCGACTCGACGGTGAACACCGGCGACTGCGCGCCGGGGGTGACCAACAGGTAGCCGTCGCCGTAGCCCGCAGAGTCGCGGTACAGGAGAACCTGCTTCTGGTCGAGGTTCGAGGCCTGCCACCAGCCCCACACCCGCATGTCCGCACCGGCGGCGGGGTCGGTGCGGAAGCCGACCACCCGCAGGCGATCCACCTGCGCCTCGATAATCATTCCGAGGATATGGGTCTGGGCGCGGGATATGAGCGCGTTGTACTCCCGTTGGAGGCGGGATCGCTCATCGAGGGGCATGTAGGGAAGCTCGTGGTCGCCCTGAAGGGCGCGGTCGAGGGCCAGCAGGGACTCCCTGCGCCCGGCTGCGCCGTCGATCAGGGAGCGGAAGTCGTCGAGCGCGGCCACGAGACTCCCTTCCACGACGAAGCCCCGCCAGCCGGTCGGCTGCGGGGCATAGGTGTTCGGAGAGCATGTTAGCGCGGGATTGGAGCATATGCAAGAAGTGACTATCAGGAGTAGTCATTTATGACTAGAAGCTCGCCGAGCTGTAGCGGCGGCGCTGCGCCGCGAGGCCCTGGTTCGCCAGCAGCCGGCGCATGTATCGGGCCATGATCGCGCACACCGCGAGGTCGATCTTCCGTGAATCATCGCGGCCCTTCGACACCGTGAAGCCCCAGCGGTTCGGGCGGCGCCGCGCGTTGGCGACATGACGGGCCATCGCCGTGCCGCCGTCGTGCGGGCACTCCCGCGCGAGCACATCGGTCACGAAACGCTCGCAGGCGTCCGCGATCTGCTCCTGGTGCCCGCGCATGTCCCACGCCACCGCGTGAGCGTCGCGGCCCGACTTGTTGCCCGCCCACATCTTCAGGCCGCGCCCGTACCGCTCGCCCCACGCATCGACGTGCGACTCCCAATACCGGACATCCGCCCAGAAGGCCAGGATGTCGTAGCGGTCGAACGCCGCCGCGACGGCGGCCTCGACCTCGCGGCGCGGCACCTCCCCGCCCAGGTCGGCGGGAATCCAGTGGCCGATAACGAACAACAGCCCATCGGAGATGCGGCAACCCACCAGGGCGGTCGTGTCCTCCGTCCACGAGCCGTCGAAGAACATTACGATGGAGTCGCGCGGGCGCGGGCGCTCGTCGGAGGTGTTCGACAGCCAGTGGTGCTGGTCGAACAGGGCGTCGTCGGCGGCAACGATCTGGTTCAGGTAGAACCGGCGCGTCAGCGAGACGGGGGTGCGGGGGTCGAGCACCTGATCGGCGAGGCGCTCGGGGTTGATCCAGTCCGAATCCCCCCTCGCCGCCACCACCGCCCGCATGATCGAATCCCTGTCCGACAGGTCGATGTCCGGCGGGGCCTCAAGGGAGTCGTAGAAGAAATCCGACTGCGCCGTGCGCCCCGCGTGCATGAGTTCGGCGGTGTCGTGGTCTTCCTCGGCGACCGACAGCTCGCCCGGCTCGTGCGCGTTCGTGATCGACATGGCCCGAGCCGAGCCGTCGGGAATCTTGGCGAGGTTGCGCCTCACCACCTGCGCCAGCGCCGGGCCGCGCTGCGCCGGCGTCCACAGGTGCGTCTCCCCCAGTAGCGCGAAGGTCGGGCGGTTGCCCTCAAGCGTCGTCGGCGATGAGGTCACCACATCGAGGCGACCGCGCCCGTTGTCCTTGCGCGACACCTCGATGCCGAGGTCTACCCCCAGGCTGCGGGCGCGATCCTTGCCGCCGATCATCGGGCGCAGCGCCTCGGTAGTGTTGCGCGTCCCGTCGTAGGACACTCCGAGAATCTGAACCCACGGATGCTTCACCGGGATCGCCACAGGCTCGCCGTCGGCATCCCACCCGCCGAACCGGCACGGCCCGAGGAACTCAAGCCACGCCAGCGCCGACACGAACGGGTCTTTGCCCCAGCCCTTCATCCGGCGGATGCAGCCGTCCCGGTAGACGAACCGCCCACGGGCATCCACGGCGTACCACCAGAGAATCGCCCGGAGCTGCTCCGGCGAGAACTCCCACGGCTCGCCCGCCCGCTCCCCGTCCGGTTGCAGCAATGTCTCCGCGCACCAGTCGATAGCCTGCCAGCCGAGGGTCTTGGACGGCAGCAACCAGCCGCCGTCGGCGTTCCTGCGCCACACCGGGCCGACCGCCCAGCCGCCGGCTTCGGTGATTGTCCACCAGGGGTTCGGCGTGGCCGCGCTCATGCGACCCCGAGCACCCGCCTGGCAATGGTCGAGGCCGTGTCCACCTTCTCGCCCGCCTTGGCCGAGGCTTGCAGTTCGAGGTACACACGGCGACGGTCGGCCTCGGTCGCCAGGAGGGCAGTGGACAGCGCCCGCCACTCGGCGATGATCGCCACCGGGCGACCGCCGTCCATGTACTCCGACAGCAGGTGTGCCGCCACGATGGCGGTTGCCCAATCCGACGAGGTGTAGAACTGCGCCTGCCCCGACTCCCCGAGGGACTTGTACCAGCGGCGGGCGACGGGATTCAGGTTGCGCGGGGTCGGCGGCATCGGGGCGGGGTACAGCTCGCC